AGGATGTTTAACGTCATCCCTGACAGGGTGGAAAGAGAATTATTCTTCCAAATATTTCTCTTTCCAGGCGGCCAACCTATCATCATAGGTTAGACCAAGGGTGCGACATGCGCCAAGCAAATTCGAAGCTTGCGCTATCTCTACCATCTGACGATGGCGGAGATTGTAAATGTCGCGGCCGTGATGCCACCACTCTTCAAGAGCGGTGTCAATATTACCGGCCACATGTGCATCTTCTCCCATGGTGGATTGGAGAACCGAATGCAAACTCTTGAAAATTGACATTTCATCAAGAGCTCCATGGATGTGTTGTGTGTCTTCATTCCAAACGTTTTTACGTTTCAAGAAATCAGCAGCATCATCCATCATGTATGGAGTTGGGGTGGAAGTTTTGTCAGGCATGGTAAATTTCATATCCCTAGCTTCTAAGAAGTTAGCATAGGAGATATGATTAAACCAATCGAATCCTTTCCTGACAGAACCTTTCACGTCGTCACCGTAAGTTAGGGCGGCAACAGCGTGGCGAAAGGGTTTGGGAGGCCCTTCATCTGCAGGATACAAATGAAAGAATGAACATCTCATCAATAGAGAATTGACAATACAATTGATGTAAACTGTCATATTTTGACCAGATGGGTTTGAACCCAAATGAATAATCAAGTCACCATTGTATGCTACACAGGAGTAGGCAATCTCTGTAGCAATCCCACGCATGACAACTAAATCTTCAGCAGTGTATTCACCACACTCTTTAGCGATAGTAATCATGACATCGAAAGCCGCAATAATGAGTTGGGCAGGCATCCTAAGATCGTACTTGCTATAATCACCAGCAAAAATACGATCAGCTCCAAATTTCTTCATCTCTTTTGCCAGTTGGTCCCATTCGGGACCGTGAGCATTAACGCCCACAGCACATTCGGAGAGAATTGGAAACATAGACAAAAGACGGGACACAGGTAGGAAATACTTGCGCACAAGCATTTGAAAGCCCCAGTCCGCAGCTTGAAAGACGCGAACTTTGTCTTTGTCAGTAGGGGTTGGTTCGTCTTTCACACAAGCCTTAAATATAGCATAACAGCGTTGACCGTCACGTAATGTAGACTCCATATCGTGAAAAACATCTAAGACTTCTTGTCTAATCTGAACTGGACAGTTAAAATCGGGATAGTCATCCGGATCTAACAAGATCATCCAGTCCTTCTTTGGACCAGTCAAAGGAAACCCTTTGGATGTGTTCTTCTTCATAGCATCAATAAAACGAGCTCCATCACGTCCACAAATAATTTCCATCTCATTGAGAGGGATAAGTTCTTTGCGCGACCATGCGGAGAATTCGTCTGATTGAAAAGTATCAAGAAGAGGAGTGACATAATCAAGAGAAGCTTTCTCTAACAAATGTCCCTCAACCCCAACACTGGGGTTAGCGGAATAAGCTAAACTAGCTTGCCACATACGATAGTTGTTAAATTTGGGTCCCGCCCAATGGTTGGGGACACCAGTCACCTTAGTAACAATAGGAGAAATTCTAGTTTGATGAACAGTAGTCTTAGTATGAGAACTACGTCCAGAACAGGAACCTAAAACCTCCAATGTACTACCTAAAGGAAGGTAATTTAAAGGTGAATTAACATGAATATCAGTACCAGTAACGATGGGTTTATCGTACCGGGTGGTAGGAAAAGTACCCGCGCTATGCACGGGAAATTGACCAACCCATTTCTCAGTTTCAGAAATAAGTCTATCAATCATTGACTTGGTGACAGTCAACGCTAATCCATGTTTTTCCTTATCAATGCCGCGTAAATGAACGCCGGCAATACAAGATGTGGAAAACCTTCCAACTAGAACTCCCATGCACAATCCTCGAAAAGTTGCATAGGGTAGAACATACTTAAAACCAACTCCACCTGACTCGGAGTCCTCGCGATCGATTCTAATATGGTCTCGAAGAACCTCACCCTCCTGACTTCTATAAACAAAATCAGCAGTAGATGTGGCTACATTCAGACTAGCTGGGAACAAGTGTGTAATATCTGCATGTACACCTAGTGATGGTACACATACTAGAGCAAGATCCACTCCTGGAATGGTTGCAAGATAAGAAACACTTAAGATAGCACGGGCGCTGGAATTAAGCCGCATGCCATCATGACGAGTGAAAATACACTTCATTTCTCTATGTCCTTGAAACAAATGAAGCGGCAACAACGCTAGATTACCTCTAATCATGAGCATATCACAAGTCTGTTGTTGATCATCCTCGACAAAAACACCGTGATAAAGATTAGTAGTAATACGTCTAACAACTTGATCATGAGTCATGGTTTGATTACGCATATCCACATGTAAACTATCTACTTCCGGAATTGCCCAAGGATTAACCTTATCATCACGCAGTTGTATCTCCGCACGGTTCTTTGGAAGCAACCCTGATTGGTTCTGGGGTTGAGGATAATACACAACATCTGGTTGAGGATTAGGATTATCAAAGCCCACACTATGAGGTAACAAAATGTTTGCTTTCTTCCAAGTTTTCAACACCTTAAGAACAATAGCCAAAGTACCAAACATAGCTGTTGCCTTAAGAACATGAGAAGATTTGATCTGTTTCAAAATACTAGTAGTCGCATTATAGGATCTTGCGATAACATTAAGACGATCGGTATGCCACTGAACAGAAAAAGCAATGAACACATGCACGACAGCAAGTGTACAAATACTAATGCAGGGAAAAATCAAAACACTGGGAAAGAAACTATAAATGAATAGAGAAACAGCGAAAAGTGAAGAGCCAAACGCAAAGAACATGTTTCTAACAAATTGATTAAACCTATGAGCATTAATAGCCCAATAAAGTCTCCTACAAGTCGGTGTAACAGCAAATTTACGTAGCCAATAGTCACCATAACCAACTATAACTGCGGGAAAGAATTGAAGACCTGAGGTGAGTTCTTCAAAAGTTTCCTTGATCACATCAACATGATCTTCCGCTGGAGTCCAAGTAAGAAGTTTATTAACAAAAGTTCCAGCTGTACCAGGATACTCATACTCTATATCAGCATTATAATCAATAGGATAAAGAAAAGGAATAATATTCGCACCCTCCGGCAATCCGGCTTGGTTTGTATATGATAACTTATGCAATTGATCTATAAGTTTCTGATCCTCGGAGTCAATATCACTATCATAACTGGTGTAAGATTCACCATCATCAATAAAAGGTTTTATAATGAAACTGGGGAGGTGACTTGCAATAGAAAATACAGCACTGGAGTCAGTAGGAAGGTTCTCCACAATAGAAGCATCTTCATGACAGTAGATACGTGTAAAAGGAGAATTGTCCTGCAATGCAGCAATGTCGGGTATGACTTCAGCTGCACAGTGACAAAGAGGGCCCATTCTATTACATCTCGGACAAAACTTCAAACTTTCAATAAGTTCATCAGACATACTAACAATACGGTCCTGTTGACCCATATGCTTAGTATGTTCTGCATAAATATATTCCATAGTTTCAGTAATGCTATGAAAGCCCATGAAATTGGGATCCATGCGTCCTGCAAGGTTAACGGGAATAGTGTAGGTTGCACTATCCTCGAACGCGGTGAAAATTTGGATCTCCCAAATATCAACAAGGGGTCCATAATCCCTGCTGTATTTTTCAAAGACTTTTGCAGTATCGAGGCGTTGATCTCCGCCTCCAAACTGGAATTCGGGTCTAATTTTGACTTTAAGAATAACCTTAGCTCTGCGAACGATAGAAAATGGTTCATTAGAGAATTGATTGGCTACTTTATATATGTCACTATTACTGGTATACATGGATACTTTAGGTTTAACAGGTGTTTTTCCTTTACCCTCAAGTTCAGCTTTATTAGCAAACATGGGGGAATTGTTGTCAAAGTCAATAATGCGCTGAGTAGGAGCACGTTTAACAAATTCAACAGAAGTATTAGCAACATCATCGTATAGAGTCGCTTCCGTATCACCAGTAATGGTAGAATCGAATGGGTCCATTTCATTAATAACCGCAACATTGCGAAGACGTTCTTCAGGAACACCAGCATGTTTTAAAAGACTGGTCATAATAATTTGGGACAGTGTAGTTTTACCCACACCAGAGGGTCCACTAATCCAAACGGACATAGGTGCTTTACGCACCTTACCGTTGGATCGGCGGGCATCAAAATCAGCTCGGAAAAGAATGAGTTTCTCGAGACGAGTTTGATAATAGGATTTCTGCCAAGAATTAGTAGAAATTTTTACACAACGACGAGCCATCTCGATCGTTTCGGTCAATTTCTTGCCATAATCTGTGTCTGAGATTATAGTCTTAACACCATCAACAAAAAGTGGGATGATGTCTAAGTTCATTGTCTTAGCATGTTGGGAGGCCTCTAATAAAAGAATGTAGTTATTATCAAATTCAGCGGCTTCTGCGTTATCGAACAAAAATTTACGTGGAGATTTGTTTCTAAACAAATCATACGCACCTTCAAAAAGAAAGGTAATAGTATCAATAGCGGCGGAAATTAAATCTGTAGCGTCAGCGTGCTTGCGTAGAGCACCGACATTAAAGAGAGTAATTCCTTTAACATTCCAATTAAGTTTTCTTGAGTCAATAAATCCCATTGTAGCAACAATAGAAATTAAGTTAGAAATCTTAGAGAAAGCGGGCGAAGCTTTAACTGCTTCCCAATTATCACGGATCTTTGGGAGCCATTTAAGCCACTGAATACCTTCGTCGTCATCTTTGTACGATTCGGTTTGTTGAGAAAAAGGATTAAAACCAAGTAGATTTTTAATAAATGTAATCTCGGGAATCGATAAATTGATAGTATTTAAGAATATGCGTGAATGCGTAGTGTTGCAAACAGAGGCCAAACCTAAATTCAGAATGGAAATGATTTTCGAAGGACGGGTCTCTCCATGGAGTAAATGGAGAGTGGAAGCCAAACAGGCAGAGGCGGAGAGAAGTTTTGAAACGACTTCAGGATCGGAGAAACTACGTTTAAGTTTAACTTCGATATCGCCTTTGAGGGAGTCAATAGAAGATTTGACTAATCCTGCTTGGGGTTCGTACTTTTTCGCAGTACGAGGGGGGCCTCTATGGGTATTCTTTTTGGGGATAACAATAGGAATACGAGCTTGCTTCAACTTGTCTATTTTAATAGACTTTTGCTTAGCAGCAAACTTTGCCTTAGCGGCAGCCTTTGCATCAAACTTCTCAGATTGAGGAGTATAATGCAATTTTTCGCTTTGTAAAAGTACTTCTTGGCGTCGAAGTAAGCGGGAATATTCGGGTGTATATTCATGGAAAAGAGGTGAAAAGTCTCTTTCTTTCCAGAGTGTCAGAGAGACGGTGAGGTCTTCTGAGCCATTATATCTGGAGAAAATGCATTCGCATTTGGGGTCGGTAGTACCATTGATGGGTGATACATAACCTGGCTTATAAGGATTAAAGCGGTCCTGGAGCGTATCGCAGGATAGGGGTTGAGAGTTATCGAGGCTCTCGGGTTTTAAATTGGAAAAAGAATTAGTCACAAGGTAAATTTACGGGGAGTTTTGTGAAACTTCGCCCGCTTCAAGTCGAAATAGCAATTTGTTACTTTACTCGCATGAGTTGTAACGCCGGTCACTTGAAAGGCACTAAATATTTGCATAAAGAGTGCAACCGAATGTGTATAGTTCTGCCTCATCGGCAAGAGAAATACATCTCTTTATTGTGGTGGATACTGAGTAAACATATTCGCTAAATATGAGGGTAATACTACAGCGTATACAACACGCATTTTGACTAAAAATCAAAGGGAAAAGATCAACAAACAAACATATGGACAATGGCGACCATATTTTTATATATAACCAATAAGTTTCAACTGTACTGTAAACTAGGAAATAGTGCTTCACAACTATATGTGAAGTTATTTTAAATCTAGAAAGTAATTAAAGAATTGACAAATCTACTATATATGAAAGTCGGAAAATCTGATATTATCAGAATATTCGCAACAGTTTTTAAACCGAAAACTGTAAAGAGGGGGGGGTACGTGACCGCGGACTTTAACCGCGGTCGTACCGACCGAGTGCGGGTTTGCACAAGAGAGCTGGTTCAAGCTCTATAAACAATAATGAGCAAATACATCAAAAGAACAAAGTTTTAGTTCTAAATTAGTATTCATGTTTATGTCAAGAAAAATGATATAACTTTAAGAATAATAAGACACTACTATCGTTGATAGTGAATAGAAAAAGGGCTGGGATAGATTCCCAGTCTTAAGCTAACGGTAAGTTAACATTATACAAGATAATGCAGCACTCTCAAAAGACGAGAGAAACTCTTAGAAAACACGCAGAATACACGGAAAAACCGTGTTTCTGCGAGTTGCAAAAAGAGATTTCTCTTAGTCGTAGAGAGAGAAATACTGACTTTACGAACTTGTATAACAGGCATGTTACACGTTAGATAAAACTGAAGAATCTCCATATAGACAAGATGTCT